TCTTTTACTAAATGTTTTAATCCATCTCTCCACGACGGAACATGCTCAGGTCTTTCATAAAATGTAGCAAATTCTGTCATCATTAAACCGATCCACGCCAAGGCATCTACCTGGTCGTCGTGTGTACCATTTGGGAAACGTAATAGTTCTGCAACCATTGGTCCAGTCCAAACAGCATCTTGTGGAAAGTATACCATACCTTGTTGCATTCTACCCTGGATTGCTCGTGCACGTAACTCCTTATCTCGCCTACCAACTTTTAAGTCTTTAAAGTAAGCTTCAGATAGGCCCCGTTCCCTTGTTCTTTTTTCTAAAAACGGCCCCAGGGCCATCTCAATATGACCTCTTTCTATTCCCACTATACCCGGACGCCATAGTTCGTACAAGTCTAAAATTTGTTCTACTAATTCAAAGCCATCGTACTTACCGCGAACGACGTCAACAACAAATAAATTATCGTATTCATCGACACCGACAACAATACCAACTGAGTAATCGTTCCGGTCACGCTGTCCGATCGCAAGATCCCACGCGCAGTAGTAACGAAGTTTTGAAGTATCGATTTCATCGAAGTCATAATATGCGATCATGTCGCGGTTAAAGTAATCGCCTTCGTCAGATACTGGATTCTGTTGGTATAGAGCAGACCAATCGCGCGGGCCGATGGCTTTCCTTATCTGCTCGAGAGCGTCCACATTATATCTCTCTGGGTGTAAACTTTCACCTGTTTTCCTAAAACTTTCGTCTTCTTCTGCAATGGCTGGGTAACGAATGACTTCCCATTCATCTGCGCCTTCTTCTGCTTGGGTCAACAAGCGCCCGGCCAGGTCGTCGTCGTGCCAACGCGTAAGAATTACAAGTATGCCTCCACCTGGGGACAACCTTGTATAAGCTGTGGATGTATACCAATCCCAGGTCGCATCTCTGTTATTATCAGATTCTGCATCTTCTCTGTTTTTTACTGGATCATCGATCACCATTACGTGCGCACCTTTACCAGTAATACCACCACCAACACCCGCTGCTACATAACCGCCGCCTTGGGTTGTTTGCCATGATTCTACTGACTGAGAATCTTTATCCAGTCTAGATTTTTCAAACACATTTTTGTATACTGGTTCTCTAAGCAGTTGACGTACTTTTCGTGAAAAGTTCATAGCCAAAGAGCCTGAATAAGAACAACTTATAAACTCATGCTCGGGATGCCGGCCCAAGTGCCAGGCAGGGAAAGCAATACTAGCTAACGTAGATTTACCATGTCGAGGCGGCATAAAGAGCATTAATCTTGGTGATTCTTTATTCGCAACCTGTTCGCTAAATTTCTCTAGTCGTTGACAAATATCTTTGTGTACCCAACCTGCTTGATAGTCTGTATTAAATCGTTCAACAAATGGGAGTAATCTTTTACGTGCTAAGACTCTTTTCGCTAATTCTTGTTCTGCTTTTGCTTGGGCAGACATTTCTGCTTTTTGCGACTTCTGATCAATCAGCTTTTGGGGCTCGGGTATTGCTTCAACTTCGTCAGCTCGACAGTATACGCAAATTTCGTCAATAAGAACTAAGTTCTCCGGATAGAGCCCGCGACATCTTTTACATTCAGTCTTCGTTACTTCCATCTGGCTCCAAGTAGTTCGTATCGTTACCGGCAAGTTTCAAAAGTTGCGCATCAGTTAATTTTTCTAACTGTTCTACTTTCTCTACATTTATATTAATCATGGTCGCTTGTTCAGGAATGTGTAGACCGTGGAGCTTGCACAACGAATCGACGACATTCTTTTCTTCCGTCGAGTTGGCTGCTTTTGAATGAGCTTCTAAGTACATGCCAGTTGCTGTGTTCTTATCGAACTTTACCTCTTCGCGCATTTCATTACGTAGATAGGTTAGAGCTTTTTGCATTTTGGGAGTTTTGAATACTTGATAAACGCGATCCATGTCCTTGTACCCCGCAGCACGTCCGGCGGCCGCTTTGCTCATTCCCCGTAGATGAAACAAAACCAGCCGCTCTTCCTGAACCGAAAGCTCGTTAAGTTGTAAACCGGCATAAGGCAGGTGAGATTGTAACTCAGTTCTATCTTGTTCGGTCATATCTGTGGGTCTATCTTCGTCTAGTAATCGCATGCTGAAAGATTATATTAAAAATTTTCCTTGTGTGTAACTATATTTTTACACCACCAATATAATTCATCTTCTGTCATTGTATGCTTAATTAAGTTAACACGCCAACAAACGAGTTGAATGTTGGTTATCATGTATTCGATGTTGGGGTCAATTCTGTCAATTGAAACATTAGTATTGCGTTTTTCTCCACCCTTGTGCCACGTCATGATGATCCCGGACAACGCACAACGTCCGTTTTGTTTGTCCCATAAATCATTAAGTTGTTCTGGAGTTATTTCAAATAACATGCCTTCTTCCTTTTCTCTTGAATACTTAAGTTGATTCCATAAATTTTTTAAATATTTATATGGGCTTGAACTTTTGGCAATATTAGTAAGCGACAAAGCACAAGCTCTACACACTCTTCGGTGAGACTCAAAATCTTTTTTAGGTAGACTTTTTTCACACCTATCACATATTTTATCTGCCATAATTTTTCTGTGAAAATTTTTTAGTAAAAAAACTATACCATATCACATACAACTCTTCTCCCCACCCAGCCAACAGCGTACCCCCATCCCCGATCGGCTCCGGTGGAACCTTGTTCTAACTTTTACAGCATTGGAACCTTGTCAGAGTTTAGTTAGATTCTTCAGAGCTTAGAGGATCAGAGATCCTCACGCCAAGTCTATTTGTATATCAACTACATAGGAGAAACGATATGGTACACATAGTACAACTCAAAGTCCGAAAGCAAAAGCTCTTCGGCAAAGCAAAGAACGGTAGCATCTGGATGCACAACCACCAAGCATGGACAGCTGAACAGCTGAAGAAGTTGGTGGCTCAGGCATCAGAGGCATGCAAAGAACGCGAGGTTAAAGTGTTCTTCGCAACTGGGGATACACCGCAACGCTACATCGACATCGATCGTAAGCATTGGACAAAGGTCAGGAGTGCATCATGAATCCAATAAACCTTACTATCATCGAGTATATATGGCCAGCATTTGCACTGTTGGCCTCATTCGCCCTAGCTTATGGCTTTTGGGTATTCACTATACACGCGAGCTTTGGTATGCAGATTCTTGCAAGAGTTTCTGGATTCATCATTATCGCATGGTTTTCCTTTGTGAACTTGTTCATATGGGGATTGGTTGGGATATAGGATTCGATGACGAATCCATGTCCTGTTATATAAATGTACATTTCGGGGAGAACCCGGGGAGAAGACAATCATGTCGTACATATTAAAAGAAGATGTTGGCACATTTAAAAATGCTAAAGGTGAAGAGAAAACTAAATGGAGAACGCTAGGGCGTATGGTCAAACATACCAAAGGCGAAGGCTTCAGCATCTATTTAGATGAACTTCCAAATAAAGTAGATGGTGTAGATTCCAATGGCGTCAGCCTACCAGGATCTGCCTTCCACAGCTTCAGCGCTTTTGAAATCAAAGAGAAAGCTGAAACAGTGGTTAACACCCAGCCTGCTAACGAAGTAGACGCAAGCATCGATGCTCTAGCCGAGCAAGTTGCTAAACTACAAGCACAAGCAAATGCGTAACCCTAAACCCAAAACAACTGCGGTTGGGGTAATTAGAGAAGGCTTTAGCCTAGGCGGTAGACTTACCAGCTTAGGCATCAAAGCCATCGGCATGGGCATCGGTCTTGCACACAACGCTATCGATAATATAGCAGAAGCAAGCAGTACGACTGTAGAACTAACCAAAGAAGGTTATCAACACAGTAGACAGCAAGAAGAAAAACCAGTACAACGCGAGTTGCCACTGGATGATCATCCTGCATAAGCAATCTGGGGGGCTTCGGCTCCCCATCATTTGGAGAAACATATGTTATATACATTAGCATGTATAGCACTTTCACTTCTTATTATCTCTTGGACAATAGGAATGGTGGTAATGCTTACAGGGATTTACTTCCTTGCTAAATCATAACCTACGGACAGCAGGCTGGATGACCAGCCTGCCGTTTTTAGGAGCCATAGAGGTGTGCAGGCTACTATCATCGTGTGTGTACTACTATCATCACGAAGTGATGTGGATGGTTCGTGGTTCATGGACGAATGTTCCATGTGTTCCACGCGTTAAACCCCTTATGGAACATTTATG